CATTTTTTTCTCCTCTTTCTTATTATACTACTATTGTACCATAGCTTTATATAATTGTAAACCCCCTTTTTTCATTTAATTGAAAAAAAGTTGTCTTCTTTTATATTCTTTTATTGTATCGATAAGAAATTGTATATGGTTGTCCCGATGCTCACGAAACACGATCGGTTCATGATCATCCACATCCATTATAATGACTGTATTGGTAATTGGCATACCAGTCTGCTCTTCCCACATGACAGCATATCCTGCCATCTGTGCAAAGTAGTTTGGGATCTTGTCTGCTGTCTTTGGTCGTTTAGAAGTCTTGAAATCTATAATAGAGGGAACACCATCGAATACGCCGATGCAATCACACCTGCCAGCCACCCCAAGATGACGACTATAAAGAGGAACCTCAAGACCGTATATTTTAGTAATATGTTCATCAAGAATCGGACGAAGGTTTTCGACACTCTGTCGGATATGTGGTAAACAGTCGCTAATATCTTCATTCAGTAAATACCTTTCAATTGTATCATGTACAGCCGTACCACGTGTTGATGCCCGATGGCTAATTTTATTTGCCTCTTCTTCACCTACACGTTTACGCCATGCAGCAATTGCGTCTGCGCTGAGTATGCTTAGGACTGTTGTAATACTAGGAAACTTGCTACCATCAGGAGCAATATAAGTCCTACCAGTCGGTTGTGTATCTGCAACCAAGTCATTGTATCCGATATCAATGTTTTCATGTATAAATTCCTTCATGTTTTAATTGTATTACCTTCACCCGATTTACTTTTCATATCGTTCAGTTTATCCCTAAATCCATGAGGAACTTTACTATGTAGATTGCCAACACCAGATACAATGTTTGGCATAACAGGAACTAGTTCAATGACATCATTCAATTGCTTTTTCATATTCTGATAAGAACAAAGAACTTGCCAAGTCTCATCTGTTTTATTATTACGCAGTGTGTAAGTCGGCATATTGGAACCAATCTGGTACTGGACGCTTTGACCATTTCATAGCAAAGCGATGTTGTTTCGTTTGATAGAATGCACGATAGGATCTAACTGGATCATCGAACTTGCATTCAGGATTTGAATTCATAGCGAGTTTAAATGGTGTCATTGGACCTTTTGGAATGTTCCTTGGTGGTGATCGTATCTGCCATAATAATTCTCTTTCAGTCTTATGACTCTTGCCATATCTATATGTATACTCTTCACTAAGGGCTTTCATATGTTCCCAATGCCANCGATAGTTACTGTCGGATTCCATAGACCAGACAGTACAGGGATGCCCTACGTGTACTGCTTTGTAGTAGAGTAATTCTGCTTCTAGATCATCTTGGCCTTCATATAAGTCCCAATACTTTACCATTGTCTTACCAGACTTAGATGGTCTACGCGTAAGATGCCCATCAAGCACGCGATGTGCTGTAGATAACATTTGCCCAGATTCTACCAGCATTTTGGGGACGTGTTTATCGCACTGCATTTGTGCAGCTTCGACGGGGTCTGTAGATAAAATAAAAATATTCATGATGTATATCCTCTGTTTTTTAACATGCTTAATTATACCGTAGATTCATGGTTTTGTAAACCCACTATTTTTTCATTTTAAAATAAGATCAGGGAGATAAACCCCCTGATCCTTTTTATTATTTGACTGCGATTAGGATTCGTACTATTTTTTATCTACCTCCTGGGGGTACGATGATATACGATTTGAGTTTTTCTGGCCTGCCCGATATTCTAAAAGGTTTGTGTAATCTTTTTGAATGAGCTAATACCATGTGATTTTCTCCAAAAAAAAGAGTATGCTCCGAGAAGCACACCCAGGTTAAAGTGATTAAAATATAGGTACCAATTAGTCTTTAAGAAGTCCAGGGAAAGCCTCCTGTACTATCTCGCGTGTAATACCTTTCGGTACCCGCTTGTTTATCATATCAACTATGAGTTTCGCATCCTCAGGATGGACACCCTCTATCAAACCAATAAAGATATTTTCTCTTTTGGGTGCGATCATTTGATCGCCTGTACCACCTTTGATAAAATATCTAAACTTTTTATGTTCTCTGATTAAATTCGTGGGAGCATTATGTTCTTCTGATGGTGTATAAGGTGGATCGCCTTCAGGCAGATTCCATTTTACAGTCTTATCCATCGAACCTCTTATAATGTCTTTTAAGGCCCAAGATTCGTTATCTTTTAAGATTTTAATACGTTCAGTCTTTTTCTTTTTAGAACTAATCTCTTCTAGTATTTCATAAACAAATTTTTTCATTAAATAAACTCCGTTACACTTTCAATCAAACGATTCATCTTTTTATTTACAAGATAAGGAAAGACTTTACCTTTATTTCCCCACGGATCTTGTCCCATAAAATTATTTATAATACTTTCTTTGAGAGCGTCTGGGGTTTTTGATAAATCAATGAGTGTTTCGTTGCGGCAATAATTACGATACCAAGAGGCAGCATAGAGTAGTTCACCATCTGATAGATCTTCTATAATCGCTTCTTTCTTTTTCTTTGAAAGTGGGGTTTGTCTTAGACCTTCGATAAAAGTATTATCATCAGAGAGTACATTTGGTACGCCATCTCCTGCATCTCCTGTTAGAATCTTTTCGATTAGATTTACACGAGGATTTTTATCTTCGACTAGTTTTTTAGTCAGGGGTGACCATTGTCTAACATTATTATATTTTTGTAATTGTTTAAAGTCACCATCAGCAGATACAATCATTATATCTTCATATTGACCAAATTCTTGGCTATTCTCTACAAGCGTACCAATAATGTCGTCTGCTTCACATTCATTGATATGAACCACTTTATATGGGAAGTTGTCACGTATTTCTTCCCGTAGATCATTCAGTATACGGAAAGCTTCATTCCAATCAAAAGTAGATTCGCTACGACTTTTTCTACGTACACCTTTGTATTGTGGGAAGACGCCTTTGCGCCAATTGTTCGGACCATCGCATGCAAGAACCATTTGACCATATTGTTCTTTGAACTTTTGGTTGTACATTCGAAGAGAATTCAAAGTCATGTGACGAATCATACGTTCGTCATTCTCTTTGTTAATTAGGATGGTGGCAAGACAGATGCCACTGAAGTCAACAAGTATCATAATTAGGCCTTTACTGGTTCGATGTATTCTTCGGGAAAGTCGTAGGTCTTACAGAACTGAAGTAGGTTTTCAAATGTTCCGTAGAATTCATAGATTGGGTTTCCGCCGCCAGGACCAAAGGGTGTTATAAGTTTGGCGGCAATGTCAAACTTAAGTGTATCTTTGATGATTACTTTATATGGGCAATCGGCTGCGATGTCAAGTTGGATTGTATGGGTCATGTTTTTTTCCTCTTTCCTATTATACTACTATTGTACCACAGGATGCAAAGAATGTAAACCCCCTTATTCTTTTACTTTGAAATTTTCCTTAAGCCGTGATACGTGGTTCGAATGTATCTTACAGCCAATAAACTCGTTATAATAATCCTCAGAGAGAAGAACATCAAACATAAATTGTAGTTTTGCCTCCATATAGGACATCTCCCCTTTGGTCTTACAGAGATGTAATATTTCTCTCCGGAATCCTATCTCGCCTTTTGATTCAAGAAGTTCTTTTACCATAGTATTTGAGCCGTAATATTTTACCCAATCGGATTCTACAATGGTTCTTTTTCTTCTTTTACGGGATTTTGTAACAGGTAGTATTTTCGGCTTCCAGAAGTTTTTCTTTCCGATATACATCTTACCACTGTCAAGTTCTGTTATACGATAAACAAAGCCCTGATAATCCTCAGGGGTTTCTTTATATTCTTCATTATTATAATACCAAGTCATACTGGTATTTATTCGTCTATAAAAAAGGCCTCATCCATGACTGAATCTGTTTTTTCTGCTTCTGCTCTACGTCCACATAAAGGACAGAAGTCTGGCCGATCATATGCGTGTACGACACTACCTACGCCGCATTCATCACACTCTATTTCGAATTCATCCATTTACTATTTTCTCCAAAAGCCTATTGGCTAATATTTGCAGTTTGCGATCGTCATCACAATAAAACCATTCTCGGATCTCATCCTGAGAACGACCGCATCCTATGCAATACCCTTCCTCTATAGAACAAACTTGAACACAAGGTGAAGGAACATTAGAAGTCGATTTCACAAGCACCACCTGCACATGCTGCTGCAGCAAGTGTATCAACGTCTACATATTTCTTTGCTGTTAGATCATCTTTCCATTCAATCGGTTTCAGATTCTTTTGAATCTTATTCCACTTATGAAGTAGATAAGCATCTTTCAAACAATGCTCTGCTTTTTGTATATCATTTTTTGTATAGTTCTCAGCAAACTGATTAAAACGTCTTACCCAATCTTGTTTCATTGCATTTTCTGCAGATTCAAGGGATATGTCTTCACCAAATCCTTGTGCAGTTGAGCATGCATCCCATAGGTTGCGGAAACACTTGAGTGCATCTACGACCATACCTGAGGCAAAGACTGCGGCTGTATCATACTTCTTGACCATTTCCTTTGCTGTAATCACTGCAGTATTTGGTGCTTGATTATAATCTTTGTCACCACTCATAGACAAGAATGAAATACCAGCAAACGAATGCCTATTTTCGAATACATATTTTTCTACTTCGTCCCAATCTTCTACAATGATTGTATTTGATACGTTATGACGAATACCTTTATCGGCACAAAGATCTTCATTTGTACCAGAGTTTACCCAATACTTTTGTGCAAGTTTGACTTTCTCAAGATGTGTTACACCAATCAGTTCGTCTTTGAGTATAGACTCTTTATGTGGTATAATCGGGAATGATACGACTACGTCTGTTCCACCCTGTGACCATACTGACTCTTCGACCATATACGGATTTGCCTTTTGAATTGCCTGAGTAATTTCAGACTCTTTATTCATTTGAACATTACGAATATACATATTAGAATGCTCAGCGTGAATACCAGAAGCAGTTTGCAATAGAACCGAAGCGTTACCCGATGGCTTAACACAAGTCGTTCTAGCCGCTGGATTGATTCCCAATTTTTCTGCAATTTCTTTGTTGATTTCTTTGACAATCTTAGCCCCCTTTTCAAGAACTTTAGGATCAAATAGAATGCCTGGATTATTCATCCATCCAGTAATTGAAACTCCTAATAGAGCTTCCCGATCAAATATCTTTTTCGAAGTTTCGTCAAGAAATTTGAACTCTGTGTACCCCGCTTGTAGGGTACCGAGGATAGACGCTGCTCTACAGGCCTTATAGAAGTCCTCCTCGGTATTGCACATGCCGCCGTTGATCTCAGTTAGGTTACAACCCTGCCAACCAGACTTGTTATCCATTTGAGGGAACATACCAATCTCAACACATGGGTTTGTAGTATGTTCGGTTGATTCAACGAAGACAAATCCTGGCTCACCAAACTGTTTGACTGATTCCATAATCTTGCCAAACTGTTCTGATGTAGTCTCGTCTCTCACAATCACAGCAGAGTTATTTGATCTGCCACGTTGTGGATTATCCATATACCAACTACCAGTCTTTGCATTCATCATCTCTTCATCATCTGGTGAGAAGAGACAAATGGTTGCTGAACGACGTACACCACCAGACAAGACAGCATCTGCTGCATGCATTGTGATATCATATACATCGATCGGACGGATATTCTTGGTTTCTTTGGAATCTATTACAATACCTTGAAGTAAGTGTTCTATTTTGTCGAGTGAACGACGTAGTCCTTCAGGTCCAGGTGCTTTGAATCCACCCGATATTTTTGAACCCTTTGGACGAATTTGTGATAGGTCAAAGAAAACACGACGAGCTTCAAACTCTGGGTATTTTCCTCCGCCCACAAAATAAGATGCCATCAACACGTCAAGTGCAGATGCCCAGCCTTCGATCGAATCTTCTACGACATAACCTTTGGCTTGTTTTGTTCTTTGTTGTAACTGTGGTAATTTTGCTATGTGATGTTTCTGTACAGAAAAACCTGCACCAGCACCACACAATAAAATGTAAAATACTTCACCAAAGAATGCTGGTCTATCAGCATAGGATGAAGTACAGTTGTACATTCTCATTTGATGTTTCAGCAATTGTTCACCACCGAATTGTAATGCACGTTGAGCACCAAGTACTCTTTGTTCTTTATATGCCTGTCGAGCTTCCTCGAAGTATTCTGATATTTCGTTACCTTTGTTCTTATAGTAACCTTCGTGCATTCCGATCACTCGATCTACGGCCTCATCCCAGGATTCATATCTGCCATCTTCTTCTATATAGCGGGAGTAAGCTTCGTAGAACTTAGTTTCGGATAAAAACTTTCTTGTGTCAACAGTTGCTGTTGCCATTCTACTACCTCATGTGTTTGATTTTCTTATTTGATTGTAGTATTATATATCATTTTCAGGATTTTGTAAACCCCGAAAATGGATAATAATATTTTATATTTCTTTGAAATATTTCATGATCATTTCAAGTTGGTCATCATATTTCGCAATTTGTTCTACTTCCATTTCAATTGCTTCCATGATATCAGAGTGCTCTCCGATACCAACGGGGTTTGCTAAATAGACTTCTACATTTGCTATGTGTTTATCGATATGTCCTTTTGCATGGGACTTAAATGCTTCAATTAGCAGTTCTCTCATTCTCTAGTTCCTTAATTCTATTTTCAAGTTCATCTATTTTCTTTGTGACGTGTGGATATTTTTTTCTCCAACCATCTTCGGGTTGTTCTAACCAAGTCCATCCATATCTTTCAACAAGAAAATCAAGTGTTTGATCCAGTTTAGCATAACACCACAGACCAGCTCTTGTTCCTTTGAAGTATGCAAGAAATGCTGCACCTGCTACTGAACCTCCGATAGCAGTATATATCCACAATGTATCTTCAAACATTCTGTCAATCATCAAGAACAACCTTTCCTTCAGCAATTAAGCGCTCTCTGTTTTTCATATGTTGCGCTTGAATCTCTTCTTTGCTTCCACCATAGTAATCTACAGCGTGTCCTTCATCAATAAGTATCTCAGTGACCCGATGTCCTCCAACGAGGAAGTCGCCCAAGATTCTTCCAAACTTTCCTTTGGCGTCTTCTCCACTTTTATCGACTTCTGTTTTAAGAGTTTGTGTTGATCCCTCAGGTATGAGTTCTTTGAGCCGTTCTTTTGATGCGAGTCCAAATGCTTTCTCCACTAAGTCACGAGTTCTTGATTCAGGAGTATCTATACCCATAATTCGAACACGTTCATCTTTCATCCAAATACCGAACCCTAAATCGATATCAATGTCGACAGTATCTCCGTCAACGACACGATTGACTAAACATTTATATTCGTACATTTACCCCTCCTTGATTGTATAGTTGACATAATTTCCCATACCATGGTCTTTTACACCATCAAGTAGGCCAGAGCGCCATCCTCTGAATTTATCTTTGACTCTCTGCCAAAGAGTCATTTTTCTTATCTTACCGTAATGATTAATATAGCACAACATACCATGATGCTTATAACCCATAAGAGCAAGAGGAACAGTAGTAACCACGTCATTGTTGTTAACAAACCTCCAATGTGTTGATTTGATACCTCTCACAAAGGAACGTGTTCCGGCTCTTGGAGATCCGAATGTATATAATTCTTCGACTGATCGAAATTCTTCTATGCGGGAGGTACAAATAGTTGCCATTGCAGCCCCCAAGGAATGTCCACAAATATATAATTTTTTATCATTATGTTCGTCAGCTATTGGTTCTATATGCGACCAAAGTTTATCTAATTCACCACGGAATCCTGAATGCACCCAACCATCTGTCATGGATTTTCTTGGTAATGCGTTAAGATCAGCAAGTACGTCTGATAGTTCGGTTGGCTCTGTTCCTCTGAAACAGAATGCTATTTCATCTTTGTTCCATACAATATGACACTGTGCCCCATCGTTTTCTAGAAAAACATGGCTTGCCCAACCTAAATCTTTATATTCTTTTTTTGCTTCCTTCTCATCTCGATAGGCAATATCTGCCATCTTTGCGTACTTATTCGCTGTCTCCAGATTCAATTCCATTTTGCTTTTTCTCCTCAGGTGTTACTGCTTCTTCATAATAAACAATAATTTCTGTTTGCTGATTAATATATCTTCTCAGATCAGCAATATTCAAAGCAAGGTTTTCGTAATCTTTCATACTTAAAACGACAAAGGCAACTTCACCATATTGCTCTTTATAGTCGTTAATAAAATCGTCTAGCGTGTCTTCATTAACTACTCTTACACGAGTGTCAGTTAATTGTAGTGGTTTCGGCCTGGCTACTACTGGTACTGTTGTCTTCTCTATCTTGACTACCGTCTTGATCTCCGTCTCCGGAGCTCTCCCGACGCAACCAGTCAGGAAGAGGATACTCAGAACTATTACCAGTGTCTTCCATGAAACCACGCCATAGTTTTGCTGTAGCGCCATTCATCTTTCCTTCTAATACTGCGGCATCTTTCAATGCCTCGACTACGAGATTCATACGACTTAACTTACCTCGTAGTTCATCACCATAGGCTTCTGCCTTTTGTAAATCTTGTTGTAATTGATTATTGAGATTTGCCATCTTTGTAACGTCTGCTTGTATTGTTTGCAGACTTTCGTTAGCAGTTTGGACTGCTACTTCAAGCTGTGCATTGTTCTCTCTGAGTGTGGCAATTCTTTGTTGTGTATCATTATAATACCAGTAAGCACCGTATCCAAAGGATCCAAGCAAACCAATTATAATGAGTGCTAAATAGATCTTAATCATTAGGTTCTATAAACTTAGCAAATCTTTTTAGGACAGTTGGCCTTTTCTTTTTTCTTTTATCTTGTGTCACAGTAGTGCCAAATCTTGGCCCCATGGCAGTATCAGCAGGATTTGGAATAGAAGCGGTCGTTGTCATTTCTTCGCTTTTTGCCTTTGCCCTTGCAATAGCTTCAGGAGATGGCGCGCCCTTTTCTCCTTTTTTCCTCATCTTTTCGCCTCTTTTTCTTTTAGCATGTATGTTTGCCCATAGTCCTAATTTCATCTATAAATCTCGCTTATTGTAACGTATATTTTTTGATTTGTCTTGATATGGATTGCTTCGTATATATCTAATCCTAATACATCACCAGATGGGAAACAGTTCTCTTTAACTCTAATCTGGTCTTTTGACCAAACCCATTCTTCATAATTTTTGTTTATTATTTTAGGATCTTTTACCCGGTAGACACCAGGTATTAATTGTTTATCCTTCAATGTAAACCAATTGCTATTTGCTTCATCCAGGATATCTAATGATTCAATATTACATTTTTCTAATATTTTTGATATATCTTTATTTGAAAGATTCAGATGCTCCTTGATAAGGAAGAGCGCACTTGCAAATGATCCTAGTTTAGATCCCCCACCGGGTACTTTAGACACGAGTCTTTTAATATTTGCTGCAAGTCTTACGAAAGGTGTATAGGCTGATTTTTTTTGGTCATCATCTAATTTAACATCTCTTTGACGTTTGCCATTTTCATCGATAATACCTAGTTTGTAAGCATCCCAGCTTTTCCAATCCATAACCATCATCCGTATAAAACGAAATGTATAAGTTAAATCAGCTGCTCTTTTAAGTATACCCATTATATTTCTCTTAACCTTTTAATAACTTCCTTATCCATTTTTATTCCAGTATACTGATCATTTACTATATATTTAAGAAAGATTAAAAAAGGTTTTATTACGGGCCAATGCCTTTCATCAAGCTTCAAGTTTAACATATCCAATGATGCCTTGACACCAAAGGAATTAAATATCACTATCAAGTGATTTAATATTAATCTTTCACTTAGTTCATTATTATCTAAATAACGATTTACTAACCGTTTAATATATTTAAATCTTTTCAGATCCTCATAAAATTCCTCTATATCAGAGAAATTAGGATTGTAATAATGCTTTGCAGCATAGAGAAACAAGTTCTCTTCAGTTAGTTCATCGAATATCATCATGTAATTATATATTCAAATTATATCAATCCTATTTTATTAATCGGTCTTCATCATCTCCATATATGCGGCTTTAATACCTGCTAACTGATCGCGTGTAGATTCTGTCTTTACTTCACTCGAACCGCCACCTTTTTTAGTTACATCATCAGGTGTTTGCATCTTTTTATCGCCATCCTTTTTATCATTTGGACGGGCTTTCATACTTGGCCCAGCACGACCGGCCTTTGCTGCGTCGTCATGGGATTTCTTTTCAAGATCCGGATCAGCAGCATTACCTTGAATGTCTGCCTTCATTTTCTTTCCACCAGGAGACATCTTTGAGTCCATTTCTTCTGGAGCAGTAGCACCTTTATAATGCTTTGAACGATCGCCTTCAAGGACCATCATCAATTTATCGCGGATTGTCAGAGATTCTTTCTGTTCCATTTCAGCACCTTTACCATCACCCATCTTCGGGTTCATTGTTGCAGTTTCGCCTTTTGTGGTCTTAAGGGATTTCTTCTTTAATTTTTCTTTTTTATCCTCTGGATCCATCTGATCAACATCTTGGACAGCTTCCATGGATTTAACTTTTTTACGAGTACCCATTGCTTTGGTATCACCCTTTGCCATCATACCATGCATATCTTTACCAGGATCATCTTTACCATGATATCCTGCAGCTTTGCCTGGAGGAAGTTTTGTAATCTTTCCACCTTTTGCAAGGAAAGCTTTCATTGCATCTGCATCATCGGCAATCTTTGTAGCGACCTTTTTATCCATAGTAACAGGGTGTTTTTTACCACCAAAGTTGAAGTGTGATTTACCGGATTTATGTGCAGCAGCTGCTGCTCCCATAAAAGCATTACGTTCTTTGAACGGTATATCTTCTGGAATTATAAATGATTCAGTAGCAGGTACTTTAGCTTTACCTGTCAACTTATCAACTGACATATTAGTACCTTTCACCCGTTTCAAGAAATCTTTGACTCCTTTGTTTTGGGATTTTCTAGGACTACTTGCAGACATTGCATTGCCAGCACTAGCTGAAGCAGCAGGAACTCTTTGTAAATAAGTACCTATCTTGCTTTTTGAAATTTCTTTTATTCGTGACATTTTTTCCTCACATCCATATGTTTGTTGCTATAGCTCCGGCGGCCGCTACAACAACCACCCAGAATAATTTCATCATGAATTGAACAGTCCTTTGATTATCAAGAACAATTCTTTCAATTTCATCTATTTTGACGGATAACTTATTGATACGCTCATATTGCTTTTCATGTTCGTCAGACATTGCTTCGATCTTCTCTTCGGCTCGTGCAATTGAAACCATTGCATCTGCTAGTTTGTCTAGCTTTTCTTCGATTCTTCCAAGTCGATCGTTTGTTGTGTCTGCCATCAGTTATCCCATTAAATTAAATATAATGCTATTTATGATAATAAAGCGTCTGAAATACTTTTTACCATTTCTCTTTGTCTGCCCAATAGGCTGCAGACATTTTGCCTTTTGCTATATTTTTAGCATGTCTTGCTTTAAAAGACTTACGTCTCGATTTCTGTTTATCTGATTCACCTTTTTTTGGTGCACCAGCAGTTGTTACACCCTGTTGGCCAAATCGTATCGTCTTAACTTTATCACCGTCTTTTGCAACTACAATATGGCTTTTCTCTGGATGACCAGGAGTGCGTTTTGCTTTGTTATATCCACTCACACCGGCTGCAGCTAAACGGGAATCTTTTTCTTCATATTTTGGATGCGATTTGAATATACTATTTGTGGGCTTTTGCATCTTTTTTTCAGGCTCTTTACCAATTGTCTGGTTTATATTATTGGCGGTTTGACCCATCTGTTTACCAATAGAACCTAATTTAGCTCTTAGTTTCTCTCTGCGATCCTCTGTAAATTGTTTAAACCTAATCATCTTTTTTGCTTTTCATATAATCTCTTACTGAATCAATATAATCAGTAGCTTTTGTGATCTTACCCTGTACCCACTCCGGCATATTTTCGTTATCTTCTAAAGAGTCGTGGAGTTCTTGTGCAGCATCAATCATTGTTCTTAATTGATTTTTTGCCATCTCTCCTTCATAGTCATATTCACCGTCATCATCTTCCTTGACGTTTTGACCCGGCGTCATCTTCTTAGCATGACGGGTTGCCTCTGGAGTTCCGTAATCGTATTTGTAAACTTCTTCGATTGCTTTCCTTAAACTCATTATGACTTTTGTCCTTTACGAATTTTGTCAGTGATTCTACTTTTCGCAAGTTTAATACCCTTTTCGCGTTTCCGCATAGTATTTAAATCTTTAGAATGATCACCTTTTCTAAGAATAGTTGCCACTGCGGAATTAGTAGCTCGATCGGTATCTGCTTTACTCTTTTTCGCATATTGATTCATAGTTTTATAAGAAAGTTCATTTACGCTTTCATCTTGTTCTTCTTCACGACCTTGTGCTTTCAATCGGAATGTTTTCTTCACTTGAGCATCAGTAACACGCTTTACGTTCTGAATCATAGAAGGTTGCTTTACGATCTTACGTAAGGTCTGTTTTAACATACCAGGCGAATCTGCAGACATAAACATTGTTGGGAGACCGTCAATTGAAACTGCAAAGTTCATTTCTTCTTTCATTCCTTCAGACTTCCTTGCAAGTTTATCTTGACTAACTGGTGCATAATCAGGATTCTTGGCGCCTCCGACTTTTCTTTTCTTAATACCTCTTTCCATTTCATGTCCACCTTCGCCACCAGTAGCTCGTCTTGCAAGATCTTTAGGACGTACAGGCGAACCTTTCATATACTTTGATATATTACGAGCGTCTTGAGAGATTTTCTTTTTCAATGCACCTGATGGATCGGATGGTTGGTTCCTACCCATATCCCTCATTATTCTCTGTCTATCAGTATATTTTTCTTCTACAGATTCACCTTTTGGTCTACTACGTAAACGTATACTTGTCATAATAGAATCTGCTCTTTTCGAGGCTCTTTCTTTTTCTTTATCTGTTGCTCCTGCGTATGCGGATTTAGAAATAGATTTCAATTGTGCTCTTTTTAAGCGCATGGTATCTTTTGCTTTATCACGATATTTCATTTTAAGTGTATCAGAAATTTCGTTAACAGATTCTTTAAAAGGACGATTAATCATCATATCGCCTTTTTTCGGTGACATCGGTTTTTTAAGTTTTATTACTTTACCTTTATGTCTACGAGCAATATCTTTTGCATCTCTTTCGTTTGACGTCATACCAGCAACTTTACCAGAACCATCTACTACAGCATGAGTATGTTTGATAGCTTCTTCTACAGACTCACCTTTCTGCTTATTCTTCTTCATCATATTGATGCGATCTTTTTCTTGCTGATACTTTGTCTTCTTTTTTGGATAAGAAAGGTTCGGCAACTTCTTGCTTGTGTACATTGAAAGTTCATCAACGGATTCTTTTTTTATTACCTCACGATCTACTGGCACCATTCGCACACCACGTTTACCATCAGGTTTTGTGTATACTTCTGGTTTTCTATCAGCAGACTTTACATTCTCCTGTTTATCACCACGTTTTGCAGATAGATAAGCTGCGATGGCTTGATCACGACGTTCTTTATCTGATTTACCTTTAAATTGTGGCGCATCGGATTTTTTGAAATCGTCTATCCAAGCACCTATTCCATCTGAAACTTTAAGTGGCATTTTCTATTTCCTTATCTTACCTTTTTGTTTCGCCCAAAGATCTGGATCACCTTTGACCCTTGTACGACCACCAGTAATAAAACTATTCAC